GCTATAAAACCTATGGAAAATAGTTCTTGACAAGAACTCAAAATTTTGATATAATATGTTATTATTTAATTGGAATAGGATTGTAAAAGTAAGCAACGGCAATGTCGCTGACATAATTACAATACTTAGAATTATTACATTTAAGATACACCCTAAAAATTATCACGATAAAACGTTTAAATTTTATCAGTATAATTTTGGCGGCAAGTCTTTCCTACTTAATCCCCAGGAATTACTTGACGTTGGTAGAACATACTCTGACAAAGAGGTAGCTGAATACGCAGGTGTCGCATCATTCAGAAACTACTATGAGTATGTTCAAAAGAAAGACACCACACTAGACCTTCTGGTATGTCCAATATCAGAAGATATTATTAATAAAAACAGACTGCTTGAAATTAAAGATAAAAGGATTCATTTTAAGTTCGAGGAGACATTATAGGAGAATATTATGGCTATTGGCTTTAATACAACAAAGGGCTCAGCCCAAAAAAATTCCATCGTAACATATAACTATGCGAGTGGAGAAGACCATCATGTAAGACTTGTTGGTGATTTATTACCGAGATACGTTTACTGGGTCAAAGGCAAGAACAACAAAAACATTCCTATGGAGTGTTTGTCATTCGACAGAAATTCAGAAGCCTTCACAAATGTTGAACCAGATCATGTAAAAGACTTTTATCCAGACTTAAAGTGTGGTTGGTCTTATGCGGTTCAATGTATAGACTATTCAGACAAGTCTATCAAAGTGTTAAACTTAAAAAGAAAATTGTTTGACCAAGTACTAGTTGCTATGGAAGAGTTGGGAGACCCAACAGACCCAGTAACTGGTTATGACATTCATTTTAAAAGAAAGAAAACTGGACCACAGGTATTTAATGTGGAGTATCAGTTAGCAGTTTTAAAATGTAAACCAAGAGAATTAGAAGAGTGGGAACAAGCTTTAGTCAAAGACCTTAAGTCTATGGACGAAGTACTTGTTAGACCAACTGCTGATGCTCAACTAGCGTTACTAAGAGAGATTCAAAATGAAGGTTCTTCAGAAGTTTCAGAAGATATCTCTAGTGAATTTGACGTATCATAAATGATTTTATTTACAGCAGATTGGCATATAAAACTCGGACAAAAGAATGTACCTATAGCATGGGCTTGCTCACGCTATCAAATGTTCTTTGAACAAGTACAGGAAGCTGTAGATAAACATCAAGTGAATCTTCACATCATAGGCGGGGACTTGTTTGATCGAGTCCCTTCTATGGATGAACTTACTTTATATTTTGACTTTGTAAAAAGACAAAAAGTAAGAACAATTATCTACGATGGCAACCACGAAGCGACTAGAAAAAATAAAACTTTCTTTGATAACTTAAAGAGAGTAACAACTGAACTTAACCCCCATGTTAAGGTTATTACAGATACATACTATGAAGATGATTGGGCAATTCTTCCGTATGCAGATTTACACAAAAAAGGTAGTATAGAATCTATAGATGCAGACTACCTATTTACTCATGTAAGGGGCGAGATACCTCCTCATGTTATGCCCGAAGTAGAACTAGAAAGATTTGATAAGTATAAGTTGGTTTTTGCAGGAGATTTACATGCTCACGAGAATACTCAAAGAAATATTGTATACCCAGGCAGTCCAATGACTACATCATTTCATAGAAATATTGTAAAGACAGGTTATCTAATAATAGATGACGAATGGAACTGGACGTGGCATAAGTTTGATTTGCCACAATTAATAAGAAAGACTATCGAAGACCCAGCGGGTATGGAACAAACAGAGTTTCACCATACAATATACGAAGTCACAGGAGATGTGCAGGATTTAGCAAAAGTTAAAAACTCAGAACTTCTTGATAAAAAAGTAGTAACAAGACAAGTAGATGCACGATTAGATCTAAGTGGAGACTTATCCATGTCGGATGAACTAGTAAAGTATCTACAAGAAATATTAAGTCTTGACGACAATAAAACAAAACAAATTATAGGAGTGTTTAATGATTATTCTTCAGAAGTTGAAGTGGGATAATTGCTTTTCATATGGCGAAGATAATGAGATAGACTTAAGCAAGTCTACTCTTACGCAATTAGTAGGCACAAACGGAGTGGGAAAATCCTCTATTCCCCTTATTTTAGAGGAAGTATTATTTAATAAGAACAGTAAAAATGTTAAGAAGGCCGACATCGCAAACCGTTATGTCAATAGCGGTTATAATATCAGCTTATCTTTTACAGTGGATGATTCTGATTACGTTATCAGCGTAAACAGAAAGGCTACACTTAAGTGTAAACTAACAAAAGATGGCGAAGATATAAGCTCACACACAGCGTCAAATACGTACAAGACGCTTGGGGATATATTGGGTATTGATTTTAAAACATTTTCGCAATTAGTGTACCAGAATACTAATGCATCATTACAGTTCTTAACAGCGACAGACACAAATCGTAAAAAGTTCTTAATTGATTTATTAAAACTAGATGATTACGTTGCTTACTTTGAAGTATTTAAAGAAGCAGTACGAAACGCTTCTAGCGATATTACTACTAGCAATGCGAAGATTGCAACAATTGAGAAATGGTTATCAGATAATATTCTCGAAGATACAAACATACTTTCCAAAATGGATTTACCATTTGAGTCGGAAGAGAATCAGAAACTTTTACGTTCATATTCGAGAGATTTAGAAAATATTTCAGAATCAAATAAAAAAATAAATACTAATGAAATTCTGAAAAAACAGTTAAAAGATATAGACCTTCATGAAGCAAAACGTTTACTAGCATTGCATCCAGAATTAAAAGATAGTTCTCAAAAGTTACAGGCATTAGGTGCATGGCGCTCAGAGAAGATGTTTGAAAACACTATGATTAAAAAGTATGAGGATTTAACAAAACTAGAAGATATGGAATGTCCTACTTGTGGCAGTGAAATTGATACAGAGTTTGTACAAAGAATGTTACAAGAACACAGTGAAAGACTAGAGCAGTGCGAAATATTTGCACAAAAAGACCAAGGCTTATTAAAAGAAATAGAGGAAGCAAATGAGATACATAGGAACGCAGGTAAAACAATCGAAGATTGGGAAAACCTCTACAGGAGTATTGACAACGAACTCCCGAGTACAGTTACAAACAAAGATGACTTGGAAACAAAGATTGTTGACCTCCGTAAAAAGATTATGGAAGAGAGGCAAGAACTCCAAAAGGTAATTGATGAAAATGAAAGACGAGAAAGACATAATACTAGAATTAGTATCATACTTGAACAGACTGAGCAATTTCAATCAGAGCTTGATGTCCATAAGTCTACTCTTGAGAAGTCGGAAAGCAAGTTGGCGATACTTGAAACGCTTAAAAAAGCTTTCTCAACAAATGGACTCCTCGCATACAAGATAGAATCTTTAGTAAAAGAATTAGAAATATTAACAAACGACTACCTTGCAGAGTTTAGTGATGGTAGATTTGCAATTAACTTTGTAGTGGAGAATGATAAATTAAATGTGGAAGTCTCAGACAATGGCAATATTATTGACATTCTTGCTCTTTCTAGCGGCGAGTTAGCTAGAGTCAATATAGCAACATTAGTTGCAATACGAAAACTTATGGCTTCAATTAGTAGAAGTCAAATTAATGTTCTTTTCCTTGACGAAGTAAACCAAGCGTTAGACGAAGTAGGAAAAGAGAAAGTAGTGGAAGTACTATTAAAAGAACAAAACTTAAATACTTATATGGTATCACATGGTTGGACTCATCCATTACTAGAAAAAATAGAAATAACTAAAGATGAAAATATTAGTTACCTGGAAGGATAATTTATATCTTGACATGCAACTTAAAATTTGTTATAATATATAATATTTTGGAGATAAAATGAAAGTAGAAATTTATAGTATACCTAATTGTACATATTGTAGTAAGGCTAAGTTTTTAGCTGAGAATAGTGATAAAGTACACGAGGTAGAATATAAGATGATGGGAGCACAGTATAGTGCAGCAGACGTTAGGGAACTATTCCCCACAGCAAGAACCTTTCCTCAAATAGTAGTTGATGATAAACCAATCGGCGGCTATACTGAGTTGGAGAGGTTACTTAATGGTTAATAGTAGACAGAAGGGAAATAACGCAGAATTAAAAGTAGCAGAGATGTTGACTAGAATAGTAGGAGAGCCTTTTGTGCAGACCCCTGGTTCTGGTAGTGGTAAAATTAAAGGAGACTTAATGGTGCCGCACAAACATAATCTGTTTACAATAGAGGTTAAGTTCTATAGAGATATGGCATTTAATCATAAAATATTTACTCAAAAGAGTAATACCTTTGTGGGTTGGTGGAGTAAACTTGTTAAACAAGCAGAACAGATGGAACAAGAACCTTTACTTATATTTAAAGAGAATCACTCACAATGGTACGTGGCAACGACAAGAAAGCCATGTTACAAAAAACATATGTATATAAATTGGTTAGGGTGTTATGTCACCTTTGCCGAAAAATTTTTCGAAACACAAAACATGGAGTTTACAAATGGCGATAACGTTTATGAGCCATGGAAAGCCGACCCCGAATGGGAACTTATTAATAGTTGATGGGCTTAACCTGGCGTTCAGATGGAAACATCAAAACAAATTAGATTTTGAGCATGACTATGTGAGGACTGTACAGTCTTTAGCAAAGTCTTATAATTGCGGAGAAATCGTAGTACTAGGAGATGGAGGTAGTAATTACCGTAAGTCCATAGACCCTGAGTACAAAGCAAACAGAAAAGAGAGATATAAAGAACAGACTGAGAAAGAGGAACAAGAGTTCCAAGAATTCTTAGCCGAGTTCCAAGTTACTATGAATACTTTAAAGTATAAGGGATACCTTACGCTTAAATATGCAGGCGTAGAAGCTGATGATATAGCTGCTCTTATCTGTCAAAACAGAGAGAATCTAGGTATTGATAATATATGGATGATTTCCTCTGATAAAGACTGGGATTTACTTATTGATGAACATATAAGTAGATTCTCAACAGTCACTAGAAAAGAAACAACCCTTATGACATGGGATGAGCATTATGACTTTGAACCTGAGTATTTTTTAACTTACAAGTGCTTGACTGGGGATAAGGGAGATAACGTCCCAGGAGTTGATGGAGTAGGCCCAAAGCGTGCCACTCAATTAATACACCAATATGGAGACGTTTTTGATATTATGGCGAGTTTGCCTCTTGATGGAAAGTATAAATTCATGCAAAACTTAAATGAGTTTGGAATGGAAGGACTAGAAAGAGGTATAAAACTCATGGATTTAACATGGGATGTCGATGCAGCAGTGCTAGGACATTCACAAGAGATTATAGGATTGGTAGAAAATTATGTCAGTAAAAATAGACTTTAGTAAAGACAGTCTTTTAGATGAATTTGCACATGCAACTTTAAAAGATAGATATATGGTAGGTGATGAAACTTCACCTCAAGAAGCTTTTGCACGTGCTGCAATGGCTTTTGCAGATGATGAGGCTCATGCACAAAGACTATATGATTATGTAAGTAAGTTATGGTTTATGTTTGCAACTCCTGTGTTATCAAATGGCGGCACTAGACGGGGACTCCCGATTAGTTGCTTTTTAAATTATGTGGACGATAGTAGAGAAGGGATAACAGAACACTACACAGAAAATGCTTACCTATCATCATTTGGTGGTGGTATTGGTGGCAGTTGGAGTGATGTTCGTTCGTCTGGTACAAAGACATCTAAAGGCTCTGAGAGTACAGGTGTTCTTCCTTTTATGAAAGTAGTAGATGCAGAAATGCTTGCTTTTTCACAAGGAGTTACAAGACGAGGTAGTTATGCTTCATACCTACATATCAGCCACCCAGAAATAGAGGAATTTTTAGATGTTAGAAAACCTACAGGCGGCGATATCAACCGTAAGTGCACTAATCTTCACCACGGGATCGTTATATCTGATGCTTTCATGGAGCGGATACACAACGCAACTAAGTATCCCGATTTCGATGATAGCTGGGATTTGGTTGACCCTCACTCTCAACAAGTAAAGAAAACGGTATCTGCTAGGGCATTATGGGTAAAGATATTGCAAAATAGAATGGAAACAGGAGAACCGTATATAATGTTCGAAGATGCAGTCAATTCGGAACTACCTGACTTTCAGAAAAGAAAAGGACTTAGAGTCCATCACAGCAACCTGTGTTCAGAAATTACTCTTGCAACAGACGAAGAAAGAACCGCAGTATGTTGCTTATCAAGTGTAAATTTAGAGTACTATGACCAGTGGAAAAATACCCCTGCTTTCATACCTGACTTAGTAAGAATGTTAGACAATGTTTTAACTTCTTTTATAGACAATGCTCCAAGCCAACTTGAAAAAGCTAAGTTCAGTGCTCAAAGGGAGAGGAGTATTGGACTAGGTGCTATGGGTTTCCATGCGTATTTACAAAAAGAAGGAATACCTTTTGACAATCCAATGGCATCAGCAGCTAACTATGATATGTTTAAGCATATCAAAGAAGATGCAGAAAGAACAACTAGAGAATTAGCAGTAGAAAGAGGGGCTTGCCCTGATGATGATACCGCTTCCGTAAGGAACGCTCATCTATTAGCTATAGCACCTAATGCTAGCTCTAGTATTATTTGTGGCAATACCAGTCCGAGTATAGAACCTTATAGAGCAAATGCTTATACTCAAAAAACTAAATCAGGAAGTAATCTAGTAAAGAATAAATTTCTAGAAAAAGTTTTAGATAAGTATAACATTAATAATGAGGAAACTTGGAGTAGTATTGTTGCGAACAAAGGAAGTGTACAACATATTACTCAGTTAGATGACTGGGAGAAAGACACTTTCAAAACAGCAGTAGAAATAAATCAGGCATGGGTAATAGAACACGCTAGTGCAAGGCAAGAATTTATATGTCAGTCACAAAGTGTAAATCTATTCTTCCCTCCTGATGTAAACAAAGGAGATTTGCATAATGTACATATGTTGGCATGGGCAAAAAACTTAAAAACATTGTATTACTTGAGAAGTGAAGCTATTAGTAGAGCTGATAATGTATCTAATCAAGCTAAGCGAGAAATAATATTTGAACAAGCAG